AACCAATACATCTATGATATACCAATGACCTTACAACAGTGTCTATCTATTGCTCACCAAAGCAATTGGTCAAAGCACGAAACAAACGAATACTATCGTATGTCAGTCGAGTGTGTTCCTATCCCAATGGAAAAAATAAAAATTAGTTCTTGACTACTGCTACGCTGGTGCTTCGCAGTTGGGGGACGACAGGACTTCATAACTGGTGTTACTAATTAAGTAGTCAACAAGGAAAAAATATGGGTATGGAGAGCGTCATTACGTTGCTGATCGCACTGATCGGATCGGCTGGTTTCTGGTCCTTCATATCTATGAAGGAGAAAACAAAGCGGGAAGCAGCTACGGAATATCAGAACACATTAAAAGATCAGGTAGATAGGTTAGCTTCTAAACTGGACACATACACCAGAGATAAAGAGGAACTCTTACGAGAAATCGGTAAGCTCCGTTCCGAATTGGCTACGGCTCAGACCACCATATCACATTTGGAGACACTCCTAAGAACTAAATAATGCCGACACCAGACCAAAATATATATATTGGTCGTGCGGGTGAATTTTTAGCATCATACATTTTAGAAAGTTACGGATTACGAACTACGCATGTAGACTTACCACATGATGATTTGTGGTGTGACACCCCCAGCGGTATGCTGGTTAGGGTGCAAGTAAAGTCCTGTTCAAAAGCAACGCAGCATGGAAAGCAAAGAAGACCACTAAGATACTGTTACCAGTTTGGTCCTAACCGAAATACCTATGACGGTGTTTACCTACTCGTAGCTCTAGACAAAAAACTATGCCTCGCTTTCAAGAGGGACGACACTATCGGAAGAACTCTTAAAATAAACCCTGATCGTTTTACACAAGAAGCGCAAACCGAAACGATTAGAAAGGCGTTTATGTTATGAGAAAAATTAATCAGATCATTGTTCACTGTACCGCAACCCGTCCTGATTGGTGGGAGAAGAAGACAGTAAACGAACAAGTTAAGGAAGTGACTCGGTGGCATTTGGACAGAGGTTTCTCAGATATTGGGTATCATTTTTTAGTGTCCAGAAGTGGAGAGGTAATTCAAGGTAGGCCAGTAGAGAAGGCGGGTGCTCACGCGAAATCAGCTAATTCTGATAGTATTGGGGTGGCTATGTTTGGGGGATTTGGTTCAGATGCCGACGACCTAGCAACAGAACATTTCACACCGCTACAGTTGGCGGCTGCTTACGAATTAATCCGAAAGCTACAAGAACAATACAATATCAAGAACGAGAATGTGATTGGTCACAATCGTATATCAAGTAAGAGTTGTCCTGGATTTAGAGTCCAGAAATGGTTGTCAGGTATGAAGCTATCAGAGGCTACTGCTAAGAAGCCAGAGCGTACCAAGCCAAGACAATCGAAGACAGTCAAGGCTAGTGCCGCAACCATAGCAGCATCGGCTGGTACAGCGGTGACATCACTCAGCGGAATGAATGAGACAAGCCAGTACATCGTACTCGGATTTGCTGGCCTTACAGTATTGTTCGGACTTTACATAATGCGAGAGCGTATCAAGGCGTGGTCCGAGGGCTGGCACTAAGGGAATATGGGAATGATGTTTGGATCAAAGCTTCAGCTTTACTTGCTGATTGCCGCTGGCTTCGTACTAGGAATGCTTGGAATTTATTCGTCAGGTATCGCGCGGGGCCAAGATAAAATTAAACGTAAGATGGATCAGAAGCTAATCGACGATATGCGATTGGCGAAAGGGGTCGAAGATGAAATCAATTCGATGGATGATGATAGGCTCAGTGAGCTTGCTAACAAGTGGGTGCGCAAAAATAACAAGTGATACCTACTGTGATGTAGCATTCCCTATGTACTTCGAGGATAGGGCAGCACTTAGATCGTTAGAAGAACACGACTATGAACTTATGGTAGATGTCTTAAAGCATAACGAAACCTACGAAAAGCTATGTGATTAGACAACATGCTTGACTAATAGTGTCGTATTCGTTACAACCCCCCTAGTACCTTGGGTACTTTAACTTTTACCGTAAAGGGGGGATAATGAGTATTAATCTGTTAAATCAAAAGTATGCCATTGGTTTAGCTAGACTAGAACTGGCACAACATACTGGGGTACTTTATGCACCAGATGATCCAGAAGAAGCTAGGATGGTAGAATACTTTATGAGTACATCTAACCGTCGTATCTTCGGGATCAAGTGTTCGATATGCGGATTGCTGTATGAAGACTGCACACCAAGTAACTTGGCAAAGCAACTTGGTATATCAATCAACGGTATCGACACAATGATTAGCGAATGTGAAGCAGAGGGTTGGATAGAAGTTACAAGAGCACCTAACAACTATCGTTATGTTAGGGGGTCACAACAGCTAGTCGATCAGTATGTAAACTACGCAACTAAGGTTGCAGACTTCTCAACCGAACAAGACTTCTTAGGCATACAAGCTGCGAGAAGATATTCCAATGCTACTGCGTACCCTTGAGCATTGAACCTACCAAACCAGTGAGCATTGTTATGATTTATTTTTATGCCATTATTAATTCCTACATCGGGGGGAAGGCCAATGTACTTAAGTCAAATGAATGCTCCATACTTAAATGGAGTACAAGAAATGAATGAAAATTTAAGATTGGACATAGCCAGATTAGAAGCCAAGCTAGATGTTTTAATCTCAATGATGAATAACAGAAATGTTGCAGCTACCGATCAGGAGATTTTATCCGAAGGTAGCCATTCACAATTGACCATATCGGAAGCATCACTGCTTCGGAGACTAACAACTAAACAACATTGTGTTGCCCAACTTGTAGTTAAAGGTTGGAAGAATGCAGACATCGGAGCAATGATGGGTGTGAGTGAAAACACTATCAAGCTTCATGTGTCTGCAACAGGCAAAAAGATGGGCCTTAAAACTCGTGGCTCTATTGCAGTAGCATTCAGAGACATATGTGCCAAGGCATCATCAGGAGAGTATGAAGCTGCATCAGGTGGCATTCCTATGGATTGGGGCGACAACGCTCAGATAGGAATGGCCGATCCACTTGCTCCGCTTTACGCTCCGCAAAATAAGTAGGGGGGATCATGGGATTAAAAGTAACAACTCGTGATAACTCTAACATGCTTCAAGCTGTTGGATCACTCAAGGTCAACGGACAGTCTAGACGTATCCGCAAATCTCTTGAGACTACTGATCCACAAGAGGCACACTTGAAGATGCTACAACTTGAGCAAGGCATCTTGCTCGGTAAGATTTCTCTGAAGTCAAACCTAAGAAACTCTACCATGATAACATTCACAACTTTGATCAGATCATTCATGGCTGATCCATCGACTGCATCAGGTAGAACAGCGAAGCAAATCCTAGAAAATTTTAATGATTGTTTTGGTGACATGTATGTGTCGGATTTCGTAGCAGCCGACGCAACGCAGTACATATATGAACACCATACTTCGCAAGGACATAGTTCTTCACACACTCGTAGGGTGATTACTCAAATACAATCTCTCTTGAACTATGCCAAAGAGCAAGGCTTTCGCAGTGAGAAGATTACATTGCGCAAACCACCAGAAGAAGAACGAGAGATAGTGACGCTAACAGATCAAGAAGAAGTAGCAATCTTTAAGAAGCTGAAGCCGTGTAACAAACGGTTGGCATCATTTATCTTGAATACTGGATCACGTCCTAATGAAGCGTACACCCTTCGTAAATCTAAAATGGATTTCCCTCGAAAGAAAGTGACGCTCACTTCAATCAAGGGGCGTAACCGTGTTCCTCGTTCGAGACTAATACCTCTCAACTCAAAGGCGTATGCAGCCGCACATGGCAACCAAGCTGCACCATTGGATCAAGAGGGAGACATGCTATTCACATATGTTGTGAATGGTAAACACCGTCCGTACAATACTGATAGTGGTTACTCATACTTCTATAATGATTGGACAGACGTATGTAAGACACTTGGCATAGAAGGTAAAAGTCCTTATACCATGCGTCATACTTTCGGTTCTCGCCTCGGCAAGAACAACACACCCTTCGCTGTAATCTCACAGCTTATGGGACACACCGATCCAAAGACGACGATGCTGTACGTGCATCCTGAGTTCGAGGATCATATCAAGGCTGTCACATCTATTGGATAGGTGCGACTGTCACACAACGTCGAAAGTTGCTACGGCCCCGTAGCTCAACTGGATAGAGTAGCCCCCTCCTAAAGGGCTTATAATATCCTGGAAATAACTTTCGATTATGTGTGGCAATACCCAAATGGGTATAGCTGTTAATTTTAATTAACGCCCCATAGCTCGTGGGATCACAGAACGAAAGGCTAAGTTGTGACACAAAATACAGGCAATATAATTAGCTTCATAGCGGCTAAACAAAACAACCAAAGGCTACAAGAACCTAGACTATCGGACATACCATATGATGAACTAGTTGAGGTTGTGAGAGGTGAGTTAGAGGAAGCAGTTAAGAACTTACTCCCTCACAACTGGACACAATCAGATGTAGAAATTTTAGAAAAAGTTTTTCTAGAAATCTTTACGGTTAAGAATTAATTAAATCGTAAGCAGTGACCATCCGACTTGTGCGGGTGGTCTTACCTATGAAGTGCTTGTCCACAGCGGCAAGCATTTTCTTTTTCCAACCTTTATTCTTGAGCGAGAGACAGAGAGCAAGAACCAGCTTGTCATTGTCTTCCATCTTCTCGCTCAATCCACAGCGAATATAACCATCTTGATCTATGCTGATAGCTGGCGCACCATCGACAACGTAGAGTTGTTTGCGTGTTGTTCTTAGATCAGTCACGCGGGACTCACTAGGCTGGCAGTCCAATCTCTAAGCTTCTTTGTCTTAAAGAATTTCTTGTATGATGGATTACGCAACATAAAGTATCTGGCATAGTACGCCCTATGATTGTTCGACAGTTTGAATTTCTCAGCACCCTTTGTTTCAATGTCGGTATGCCACCTGATCCGTTCAAAGATTGAATTGATTGAGTAGGTTTCATACCCTTCGTGGATTACATCGAAGGTAAACTTTTCTACTAACTCGTAAACGTGGGGATTATGTTGATGAAAGTCCCACCACTTTTCTTTTAGTGTCTTCATTGCTGTCCTTTCTTTCTAAAAAATTCTTCAAAGGCTTCGATCTTCGCGGGGAAAGTGTAGTTACTATCTCGAACAGTCGCGGCTTTGCGTTGCAGTTCGTAGATGTTTGCCTTGCCGTGCTTGGTGTAGTTCTCGGCTGCTTCATCTATCAGCTTCAGTAAGTAGTGATATTTAAAATCAAGTTCAGATTTATTCATAGTATTCCTTCGTCCTTAAACTGTTGCTCAAGTGACTGTGCTAGTGCTGGGTTGATATGGTGCATCTTGTGAAGCAACTCTCGTGCTTCCACTTGAGCGCAGACTTTAACTAACTCCTGATCCCCCGCATTCGGGGCAAGTTCTTCTTCGTTCTTCAAGCCATCCACCATTGACGTAATCAACAACGGCGTACTCTTGGTAGACGTAGCCCTCTCCTTCACAGTCTTCACATCGCACGGCAAAGGTGGCCTCAGTGTCTTCCCCTCGTGTTTCGTCTTCGACCATTCTCTTTCCTTCGCTAACATGATTACTGATAGTTCTCGTTCATCCCATTCGTGGAACTTCCTTCCTAAAAATGGTCTGATCATTCCTTCATCTTCCCGACTATCTGTTGAAGCTTGTCCTTCAATTCGAGAAGTTCTGTTGCATCGAACACACTAAATGCTGAATGATGTCCTTCCTTCAGCGACGTTAGCTTACGGTCCATGCGTTCTAATATTTTTACTGCTTCTAGTTTGTTACCCATTTTCTTCCTCATAGAATATGTGATTGCCTACAACAGCGACGGGCCTCATTGCTTTAGCCCATCGCGGTTTCACTTTTTTGTTATGATAATGGTGAACGTTATGCCCAACTATCCGACGTTCCTCAGTGGAAAAGTCTATTAGGGCTTCAACTGCTACTTCCAAACTCCTAGACCATGCTCGTCTGTCTTTGGGTTTGTCTGATTTACCATCGCAATACCAAGAGAATTGGCATTTGTGTCTTCTCGGATTACCATTGGCATCCAAGTAAGCTTGCTTGACTACACTGCATACATCATCAGGGTAGTCAGGGCTTGCAACTCTATTCAATGTGACTTCAGCTACGGCGTACTGCCCTAGCTTGTCCTCACCCCTAGCTTCAAAGTATAGATTAGTAGCTAGGCAAACGATTGATGCGGTGCTTAACAACACGAGGTTTTCTCTCTCTTTTGTAGTGGGGAAACTGTTGATCAATCACCCGACATATTGTCGTGATCTTGTCGTAGTCTTGGTGTCGAATACGGTTCACTTTGATTACGCAACTTACCCGCCACCAGAACATTCGGGGTCGCCAAGGATAAAGTTTGAACCACCCTTTCTTGATTGTCGGTGACATGCGTTGATCAAATTCTAGTTTCATTTCTAGTCTCCTGTGTCTGATACGATACACTTTGGTTGTGTTAGTTGTCAAATAAAAAAGGCTCACCCATCGGGCAAGCCTCGTATTTTCTTTCAACAAAGAAGCTTATCTAAGCTTCGGCCACACTTTCAAAGTCGATTAAATCTAAGCCCATAATGTTCTGAGCTTCGTTAGATTGTGGACAAGTATTAAATAATTCCAATACTTTAGCCCTTGCTTCGTCGCCTGTTCTGGCTTCGATCTTGTAGTCGATTGTCTCAACTCGTTTGACAATTGCCTCGACGCTTACCTTCCATTGCATAGTAGATTACCTTTCCTACTAAGTTGTTGTCGCATATATGATACAACAACGGAAGTCGTCTAGTCGTCCCTCTAATGAATAGTGATTTGTTTCAATGCCCAAAGTTGGGTTGGACTTCTTATTCCGCTGTTGCTACTGAACTCCATTGGTGTCACCACCAAGCAATCGCCAGTGCTTTTGCAGTCATAGACATTAGCCACATCGTCCAGTGCATCGTCCTCGAAATCACCGACGAACAACACATCATACGGACCCTTTTTATTTACTGCTACAAAACAAGTGGCGAACTCCAAGGCGTCAAACTGTTTTAATGGAAGTGCCATGTTTGATGTTAAGGTCGCATGTAACATTTGCATTGCCGACGCTTCATCACAATCGCGCACGGCTACTGCCATTTCAGTTTCTTTGTCTTGGAAAATAAAGATTGCTTCGCCCATACCCTAACTCCTTTGTAGGGTACAAGCTTCGCATTATCTTGGTGCTTCATCGTCCCGAAAGTGGGGCGATAAAATAATATTTAGGTTGACGGTTCTATCATCCACACTCGGTATTCATCACCTTCTTTGCGTACGGTACAAGACTTATTGTGAAGTTTCAGAATTGCTTTCCGAATAGAACGTGCTTCAGACCAGTTATCAACAAGAATACTATCTCCCACTTCCATATCAACAGCAAGTTGTTGCCATTTACCGTAGCCATAAATATCCCTTCTTGGTGCTGGTATATCTTTCCTTATTTCATACAGCTTAACCATCATGCTTATCCTTTCAGCTTCCAAACTCGTAAGCCACCATCCATTGTACGGACAACTGTTTGCCAACCAATGTTCTTGATCGCTCGTTTAAGTGAGCGAACTTGCTTTTCATCAGAGAGAAGAACGCTATCTCCTTCCTTCATTTTCTCTGCAAGTTCTACCCACTTACCTTTGTAAGTCTTTACTGGATCGGGTACTGGTATAAATTCATCTATTCTAATGTTATCCATCATGCTAATCCTTTCGTAGCTGTTTTGATTTGTGAGTATGTAACCTTGTATCGTGCAGCTAATACACTTGGCCTTAGACTCGGATGCCGTTTAGCTAATACGAAACGGTGCGTCCTGTCATATTCAATACGTTTGTTGTCAGCTTCGATAGCCTCACGTATCTCTTGCTTCTGTTCATCGGTAAGTTTATTCTTTGGTCTATCCCTACCTCGTGGTACTGTTTCCCATTCCATTTACTTTCCTTCCAATGTAGTTAAGTGATCGTCAATGAAACACTGATCAATCGCTTGATCTATGTTCACTACCAACACACCGTTCTTGAGACTGACAGCAACCGTGTCACCCGCTTGGCAGAAATGATTGAGCCTACCAATCCAGATACGTCTGTCACCTCGCTTCGGTGTGCGTCGAAAGCTAATGGTCGTATCAACAAGACCATCGGCTGTTGTTATCTTGGCATCGACAATACGCTTCTCGCCAAACTTCAGCTTGGCAAAGTCAATACCAAGATGAAGCGCAAGTGTACGCAAGGATGCAGTCGTATCGAACTCTGCATTATGAAGCATGTGGGCTGTGATTTTCTTATGCCCTGTTGGGTTGGGCATAAGGTCGATAACTTTTTGTACTTGGTTTTTACGTGTCATATTAATAATCCTCTTGATCGTTAAGGTTGTGCCAATAGTCTATGTCTTCTTCTTTGATGTATCCAAAGTGGCACTCAGGGTATCTCTCCCTAAGTACATCCAAGGTTTCATCGGCACTCATTTCGATATGAATTTCTGTGCCGCATTCATCACGTCCAACAGCTAATCTTTTAGTCGCCATTTATTTTCTCCATTCGTTGTATCGTTTGCCTAGTAACTCGTAGCAGTCTCCCTCTACCCACTCGAACCATCCTTCTTGCCAATCACTCTCGTCATAGTCCGTCCATTCTTCTGAACGGTCACGATTAATTTCGTGAAGGATTTCTTTAAGGGTCCAAAACTTTTCCTTGCGTGTCTCCAAGTCTCGCACTCTGTACTTATCGTTACTCATTCTCTAACTCCTTCTCCTTCCAATACTTCTCGTAATCTTTGCCAGCGAAATCGCTTTCTGAACCTAAATGAAAATCCCAAGGATAAGGGAAACCTCTTTTCATAATCAGTTCATATTGTCTTTCTTCTTTTAACTGGCTCATTCTTCTTCCTCCTCACTCGGCTTGATTAAGCAACTCACTCTCGTGCTTTTGTATTTCCATTTACGATTTTCCAACTCATAACTATGGACAGTGTAACCATCGCCAGCAACCATCCCTATTTGATCCAGCTTTTCTTCACATCGTTCTTCTGCTTTAGGACCGCGCCAACTCCATTTAGATATGTGGCTTTTCTCATTGTCAGTAAGCCAGATAAGTTTGATACCATACATGTCAGTAAGCTTTTGAAATCTCATTCCTGTTTCGCTGCTTAGTTCACTCATTCTACTTCTCCTAGTTGATCGTTAAGTCTTGATATGATTGCTGCCAAAGCACTCGCTAAGTGGTTCTTTGGACAGTTAAGTACGACATCAGCGACATCGTATTTGTTTAGTGATGCTGCCTCTCGGACATCACGGTTAGCTGAACAGCTTTGTGGATGTACTTTACTTGGGCTAGTGTCAAAGTCATTGACTGCATCCATGTATTCAACAACCGCGTCGTCTGATTGTTTAACACCGTAGTTGTTTAAGAACGCGAGTAGGTCAGGTTTAGCTGTTGGCACATCCACCTCTCGCCAATCCTTACCAAAGTCTTTACGTGCATCGGCTTGTGTCCCAGCCCATGCACCTTTGTCGTTAGTATATAGTCTCATAACGTACCTCTCCTTTCGTGTAACATATACGATACACGTTAGTTGTTTAAGTTGTCAAGTAAGTTGTCTTAGTTACGGTACTGCGTCGGTCCGAAACTTGTTATACCATTTTGCAACACAACATAACTGTGTTGTGTATCAAGGTATTCTTTGTCAGGAATTATATCCGTACCTAGACATGTCTTCACGCCAAGGTTTTGCTTGATACAATCCCTCGCTAATTCAATCACTGCTTTGTTATGCCCTTCTAAAAATATCAGGACATCACACCCCACGATTGAACTAATCTTGTCGTCGTAATAAATCTTTGTCATACAGTCTCCTTCGGTAGCCAATGTTTAAGTCTAAGCATTTTATCTAGTTTCTTTTGCGCCTCTCCACTTGTTAATAGTTCCAGTAATTTGTAACGAGTTCTCTTAGGTTCACATCCAATGCTTGCTCTAAATCCTGTCAGTGAATTAACTGGTGGAAACAAAGAGTATGTAGCCTTATCAATGTTGTTGGTCGGTCCGTAAATCCAACCGTCAGGCAAGGCATCTTCGATCTTTTGTTCTATGGTTCTCTTGTCAAACTTAGACAAACTCCACGCCACAATTATATCAAACCCAAGATTATCTTGATGGTTGTAGTGTCCTATCCCTAGTCTAGTTTCGGATAGTCGGTCCATAAATTCGGCTATGTCACCAGCTTGACCATAAATTCCATAACCTTCGAAGTAAAATCTACCGTCGTACTTGCCGTACCACTTAATCTCTAAGTCGGTTTGATCTTCAACAAATAGTTTTAATCTTTCTACTTTACTCATACTCATGCTGCTTCTCCTTTGTTATCTCTGTCTTCCCATTCGATTAATTCTTTGGCTCGACGTTCCATTGCTTTGATGCAATGCTTCTTAAATTCTGCAAACGAAAACGAACCACCATTAGTAAACAGCCCGACGTGTTGTCTGACCACCTCGTTTGTCAGGCTGTTGTCTCCAGTGTTTACGTTGTAGACAAGCTTGCCATAGATACTTTCATACATTCGTAATCTAAGTAGAACTTCATCTATGTTCTTGTCTGTCCAATCGTTGATACCTAAGTTCATAGTCAGGTTAATCAGTGTAGATGTAACAGTTTTCATTTCGGCATCGTCACCTTCACCAGTAAAGCAAACTGTCTTGTAGTCTTTGATGTTTCCTATATCCCAATGTAACGGCATTAGTCTTCTCCTTCTTCTTCTTCTTCTTCAAGTTCGATTTTGTAATCCAATACATCCCTCGGTGTATTCAAAATCAATTCATAGATAGCGTCGTGTATTGCTGCTTCGTCATTCTCTCGAATTGTTTCTTCGTCCACTTCAAGTTGATCTAAGTCTATCTCGAATTTAAACTCCGCGTTTATATCCAAAAATCCAAACGCCACCTCGATAGTTCCATCCAAATTATTGCAAGCCATTAGTCTTTTCCTTCGATTGTATATCTGCCTACTTTGTTTCCGTTAATGTCTATGAACCAACCATTGTTTAAGTCCCAACCTAGAGGGTCGGAACCTTGTAGTTGTTCGAACCTCATAGCTGCATTGATTAGTAGTCTTCTTAGTTCTAGTAATGGATCAGGGTCGAATGCTGCGTTGTCCATTTCAATTTCACATTTAAATATCATGCTGATTTCCTTTCCATGTCTAAGAGAATGTTCGCCATGAATGACCAATAGTTTTCTAAAACTCTTGATATAATTTCATCGCTTGGGTCGGGGTCGATTGATCCCATTTCAATAGCAAGGTCTACTACCTCGCCATTGTAACAAGGCAAGCTTACAGAACTCGGTAAGCCACTAAGCCAGTCAGCTAATGCCTTTTGCTTGCTGCCTTTCCTTGCTATCTCGTGACCATATTCTTTATTGAAACAATCAAAGATAAATTTAATCTTGTCGTTCCTGTCAGTCAGTTGGTTGCCGTCATAGTCTTCGTCGATCTGATCTAAAATAAATTCTTCGTATCTTGGTTTGTATTTTGTATGGTGTACTTTTGCCATTGTCTTTCCTCTCATTAGGCAACAAAAAAGCCGCTGTAAAAGCGGCCTCTTTGTTAGGTTGTAGTTAGTTGTTATTTAATTCTTTCGCTTTCTGGTTTGTTCCATTCTCGGTAGTCATTGAGTCCTGGATTGTGGTCAGCGAATTGTGCCACTGCTTCCATCAGTCCACTAAAGTTATTCCACATAATTCTTAGATTGTGAGCATCCATTTTGCTTATTGAATAATGTAGACTGTCCATTGCATCGTATAAACTTTTGGCTCTTGTTGAAGCCATACCAAGTTGGTGCTCTAAGTATTGTTCGTATCTTACTTTCATCATATCACCTCTGGTTTAACTTTGAATGTGTATCCAAGTTCTTTGATTAGTTCTATGTTTGCTTCGGTTAAGGTCATTTTGTTTGCAATGTTGGCAAACAAATGTGACTTGTCACACTCTGGATAAACTCGACGTTCTCCATAGTGGTTTTCTACAGTTACAATTAGTTCCATTTTTTATTCTCCTTTTTTACTTTCATTACTGTTCCATGCCATGCTGCCTTTGCTCTTTTGTAGACTAACAATGTTGCTGTTAAAGTTGGTTCAACTCCCCATTCATCTACTGAATATTCTGCTGCTGCGATTTTTGCTTTGCCCCAATCACATTGCATTTCGTAACTGTCGTGACAGACTGTCACCAGTTCCGATATTTGTTGCTCGTTTAACCATCCTACTTTAGCCATAGTTCTATCATCCTTCCATATTTCTGAATAAGTTCTGGTAGATTAAAAATAAGCATGGTGAAAATCACCATGCTTATTACTTGAGAAGCGAACCTCAATTGAAGTTTCGCTATCTCTAATTGATATTTTCTTTTGATCATGCTGCTACCAACTCCTTAACTTTCTCGCTGTTCTCGGTTGATTGGTCGATAATGAATTGCGCTGCTTTCTCAGCTTTGGAAGCTGCCGTAAGGATCATCTTTGGTTGATCTTTAAGACCTTTGATCCAACCATTTAGGTATTGAGCATGGTCAGCCCTTGGCTCTGCATCAACCTTGGCAATTGCTGAGAGCATTGCTGCCCCAAGCTCTGCAACAAGTTCTTCTTTTGCGTAGTTATCATTTCCCCTTCTGGTTCCAAATTTTCTGTCAAGTCTTGAGCTATGTCCTGTCCAGTGAACCAACTCATGGAACATGGTTCCATAATAGCCACTGTCGTCTTTGAATTGCTCTTTCTTTGGCATCACAATTTTGTCGAGACTTGGCATATAGAAAGCTTTGTCTTGATTGATATGGTCAATTTCGGCTCCGCTGTTCTCAACTATCAGGTCAGCTAGTTCTACGTCTTTCCAATCTTGTGTTTGTTCTTCACCTTCAGTGAGCCAGTTACCTTCCCAGCCTTCAACCTGATCGGCATTGAAAACCCGATATGTTTTGAGTAATGGTATCTTGATTTGTTCTTCTTCTCCTTTTTCATCTAATTGAGTTTTGAATAGTGTCTTGAAGAAAACAACTTCGTGACTTGTTGCTCCCTTCTTGATTTTAGCACCGACAGCTTTCCATTTTTGAAACGTTGCAAATACTGGTGAACCGTAGCCATTCAGTGCCATTTCCATTCCAAGTATCCAACGGTTAATGCCGTTGTATTCTTTCTTGTAAATTGAAATTGGTTGACCGTTGTTCATGGTTGTAGTTTTCCAAGGTTTGGTCCAGTTCATCCCTTCAGTTTCCATAAGCTTGATTAGTGCCATTGCTGTATTGTTTAAAATATTTGATTGTGCCATTGATTGGCCTCCTTCGGTTTGATTGTTATGTTGAAAAATAATCCTCAAGACTTTCAGTCTTGGTCGCGCGTAAGGAATTTACGCATCAAAACAGCCCCAAAATTGAGGCTGCTTTAATAGGTAAATTAGTTAGAAAATGCTGGTTTTCTATTTTTGGCTATTTGTCTAAGTCTGTCATAGCATTCGTGTTTATCAGTATCTTGAGTTAAATACTGGATACAATCGCAGTAAGTCATAGCAGTGTGATAGTATATTTCTCTCGGAAATTCTGCTTTTGGATCAGTAAGCTTTTTAATTGCTTTGATTGCTTTTCTTTCTAAATGATCAACTAAACCCATAATGTTTTCCCCTTTTCTGATTAAAGAATTTCAAAAGTTATTGAACCGTCCAAAGCCGAAACTGGCGAAACTGGACCATGCTGCAATTCGATTTGATCAAGTACAGCAATAGTTTCATTTGATAGTTCTGGTTCTGGATTTGAGTGAAGTTCAAATAATTCATTGATAACGTTTTGATTAAGATTGATTGTAAACATAACTTTTTCTCCAAGTTTGATTTTCGATACCCCAAATCAATCCTCAACAGCTTCGCTGTTGGTCGCGCGTATAGGGGACGATCCTAGTTTGGTTTTTTGCTAAAGTTTGGTTGTGGCACTGAAAAACCCAATGTTTTAAGGCTCAAAGACCACATTTGAAAACGTTTTTGACCCGAAAAAACAGCAAATAAACCTATAAAAGAGGGCTAAAAAGAGTATAAAAATCAATAAATTAGAAAGAATGTGTGGCAAAAACTGTGTCAAATCCCTGAAAGGGGGGCGGCATGGTCGATCCGCGAGTTGCATTTTGGGAATTACAGTTACTCACCCTTTCGAGAAATCTTAGCAAAATTGAAAACGTCAGGAAACCTTATGGGACGCTTACCAAGAAAAACATTACCACCTGAAAAAAAGTTGACACCCGCGCAAGTGGGCCGACTTCGCGCCGACATCATGTCGAAAGTATCTGAACAACTAAATGAAGCCCACGAAGTTGTGATGGGCAGACACGAAGAAGGGTGGAACCCTACCCAAGCTCGTGTGTTCGCCGCGTTATTAAACAAAGTCATGCCCGATTTAACAGCACAGTTTGTCCAGCATGAACATTTGATGTCGGACACTCCCGACAAATTATCTCGCGCCCAGCTAGAGGAAATAGCGATGGGCATGAACAACATATTAGATGCGGAAGTAGTAGAGGAAGGAGAGATAGATGCTAACACCACAGGAAGCAGCGAAGCACCTTCTTAAATTAAAAAAGGCAGAGGATAGTTTTGAAGGTTTCATCCGACTTCACAACCCGAAGTGGAAATTACCAGACTTTCACAAGACACTTATCGGTGCATTGGACAAATTAGAGAAGGGTATTGGTCCCCGTAATCTCTTAATCACAATGCCACCACGTCACGGCAAGTCTACATTCGGCAGCGTCTTCTTTCCCGCCTACTTTATGGCGCGAAAACCTAGCCGTTTCATCATGTCAACGTCCTATAACAGCCAACTTGCAACCGATTTCGGGCGGCAAGTACGCGATTTAGTGAATGATCCCCTCACATTGCAAGCATTTCCAGACTTAGAAATGTCTCAAGACAGCCGTGCAGTGGACCAATGGCGCACAACAGGGGGTGGCGCGGCCTATTTTATTGGTGTGGGCGGTACAACAACGGGCCGTGCAGCCAACATTCTGCTACTTGACGACCCACTAAAGTCTCGTGAAGAAGCAGAAAGCGCAACCCAGCGCAACAAAGTGTGGGATTTTTATGTATCTGGCCTGTCAACACGTCTGCAACCCGACCTAGATGGTCAAGCTCCATCGCAAATAATCATCCTCACTCGCTGGCATCCCGACGACATAGCTGGTCGCCTCATGGAAACAGACGATTGGAGTGAAGGTAGGTGGGAACATATTAACTTCCAAGCGATTACTGAGAAAGTAGTCCGAGGTGTAGAAGGAAAAGACAGGCGACAACTCCCAAGCGACGACCCTAACTACATCACACCAGAACAAGCTCGTAATATCAGCAAGAAAAAACGGTATATGCCTGTCACAGAAAGAATTGCGCTATGGCCCGACAGATTTTCTTTAGACGACCTAGAACGTCGTGAACGTCTTAACCCCCGCGAGTTTGCATCCTTATATCAACAGTCGCCATTCATCGAAGGGGGTAACTTAATCAAGGCTCACTGGTGGCGTACCTATCCATCCGACATGAAGCCCGAACAATTTAATTCTCTGATTATCGCAGCCGACACAGCATTCAAGGTTAAGTCTACATCCGACTATTCCGTTATGATCACAATGGGACTCGACAAGTCAGGCGACATTTACATTGTAGACATACACCGTGACCGTTACGAGTTTCCCGACCTCAAGCGCAAGATGATCATGCTAAACAATCAGTGGCGCGGCAAAGGACTTCGCGGCATCTACATCGAAGACAAGGCCAGTGGTCAATCTCTGATACAAGAACTTAAACGGGAAAGTGGCGTAGCTGTAATCCCGTACCGCATATCTACAGACAAGGTTACACGGCTATCGGCGGTCTTACCATTGATAGAAGGTGGCCGCGTACTGCTACCAGACAGCGCGACTTGGTTAGATACTTTCCATGACGAATGCCAAACGTTCCCGTCTGGAATACACGACGACCAAATTGACGCCCTATCTATCGGCCTAGACGTTCTCGCCAGAACGCCAAGCACGGGCGAATATTACAAACCACCCTCATTCATAACCTCTAAAAAAGACAGCGGTATCTTCTCTCACAAGTCTGATCTTAACTCAGGTATATCATGGCGAAATTGGGGTGAATAATCGGGACGACGACGGGGGGAAATAAAGGTTAAAAAGAGAATATGAGCCTAACTACGACGAACTACCGAGCCGAGTACACTCCATTAAACGATGGTATTGTTGTTGATCTTTCAGATCACGCAAACAAGTTGCTTGCTTATGAGGACATATCGTCTGATTTAACAGACGAACAAGAAAACAAACTCGTAGACTATGTAAAGTCTGCGATGCAGATGTCCTATGATAGAATATCTAGGCGACATACTCATTGGACTGAAGCAGACCGCGCCCACGACGTTTACGTTAGGCCCGATGCTACATCATTCCGAGAGAAAGCGGTTATCGCTGACACCCGTGCAATTGCAGATACGGTACTAACCTATCTCATGGCGGCACTAACAGGCCGCAATCCCATGTTTCAGTTAGAAGGATTAAATAGAAAATCTCGCAAATCGTCGGCTATCATAGAGCGTTTGTTGCACCAGCAAATGCGAAGAACAGCGGGGGAAGCGAGACTTGCACAGCACCTTCTTGATTGTATCCGATATGGCTACGCACCCACCAAGGTCACTTGGGATAATTCCAACAGGACCAACACGATCACAAACTTTGATCCGAGGCGCGTATTCCACGATCCCCGCGTCCAATGGGGAGATTGGGAGAGAATGCAGTACATCATTTTCTCCGACTTTTCATCATATGACGCTTTGCTCCAAACGGGGATGTATCCCAAGCTCAACCAATTCCCCGCGCTCCGCAACAGGCTCACCCCACCTTCGGGTGGTTGGGACGGCCACAAGTGGCACAAGGAAGCGGGACGTGGACTATCAATAGACCCCGCTGAAAGAAACAGACGTGAAAATGGCGGTGATTATTTTACACTTGGCGATAGCCGAGTAGTAGATGAAATGTGGGTTCGACTAGCTGGCTATGAAGTTAACCTCCCAAACATAGACCACTTGTGGATGGTAGTTACGGTATTGGACGAAAACGTTATCATCCGCGCACAGTTGAATCCATACGGTAGGCAGTTCCCTACCGTGATAGGCGGCTTGTATCACGATGCTCACAAGACCTACTCGCAATCTCTGTATGATTTACTGCTCCCCCTACATGATATTGCGACTTGGCTATTGCGCTCCCGTATCGACAACGTGCAAGCCGCCCTATCAAACTTGATCTTTGTAGACCCGACACAAATAGCGATTGGCGATCTTATTGACCGCAATCCGCATGGCTTAGTCCGTACAATGCCTGGGGCAAAGCCTGGGGATGGTGTGTTCGTATCACAAGTTCCAGACGTAACGCGAGGCCATTGGAATGACATCGAAGCTATGTCTCAACTCAAGCAAAGACTATCGGCTGCATCCGACGCTCAACAGGGTATGCCTACAGCCGAGGGTGGTGTTAGAACGGCGACAGAGATTCAGCGTCTTACGCAGCTAGGTTCACAGCGTTTGGGCGTATTGTCCCGCGTTATATCATCTACCTCTGTCCGACCAATGGTACGAATGATGGTATCTAACGTTCAAGACTTCTTTGCATCCGAGGGTTCTATTCGGGTTGGCGTAGACGATGCGGCTGGTCCAGTAGCCAATATGGTTGACGACGGTTACTTGGATTTCAAAATCTCCGACATCCAAGGCGAGATAGATTATCTCGTAGTAGACGGGACGCTTCCCTTGGAACCTACCCGTAATGCCGAGACATGGATAAACATGCTCAAGGTCTTGAACGAAACTGGCATGGCGATGGAATACAACGGTGGCAAAGTTGTCGAGGAAGCAATTCGGGCAATGGGCATCGCTGATCTAGACCAATTCAAGATTAGCAAAGAACAGCAACAGCAAGGACCGACACCATCACAGGAAATGATGTTGATGGAAAAGGCGAGGGGTGCATCCGTACAACCCGCCCAAGATGTCCAGCGCGAAGTTGAAAAGGGGAACTTGGTTCCAATGAGAGGAAACCAACAATGACAACGGCACATAGCAGACATTACGCCTCACAAGTTGATCCAAACACTCGTGAATACATAAACGCACGTATTAATGAAGAACTAGCACCGATTAGGGACGACATAGAGGCACTTCGCGGTGCATTATTGTCGCTGAGAGAAACGGCCCAGCTTAACTCAGGTAATTTGATTGGTCGTTTAAGTAATATGGAAGAACTATTGTCGATGTCCACTACTCGCATAGCGCAATTAAGGACATTGGCGAATGAGGAAGGAAACTAATGGCACGTACCCGCGTCCCCTCAGAACAGTTAAACTTTAGGAGTGCTGCAACTGGTACGCACCTTCTCGACACGTATCTTGAGGATGCAGAGAAAGGTGGCCTTACGCTATCCGCGCTTCTAAGCAAGTTGTTCGATGATGCTACGGGTAACATTGATGCTTTTACTTTTACCTACGATGGATCACTTGGAAACGAAAAGATGTTTCTCAAGATTGGTACTGATGGTGCAGTCAATGAGATAGCTTCTTTTACACAGCTTTTTTCTGATCTTAACAACTTTAAAGCTACGGCTCTTGCCGATATGGAAGTCAAGAGACTTGATGCAGAGCAAAGCGCGTCCGAGGCACTAGCTTCTGAAACTGATGCAGAGACAGCGCAAGTTGCCGCTGAAGCTGCACGGGACGCTTCTATTGCGGCACGGGATTTATCACAGACCTATGCCAACCAAGCGTTCCAAACAACGCCAACAGTTATCCAGCAAGGAATATTAATCTCCCAGCTTCACGGGAGTCTATTTGATGGGAGTACCCTATAATGCCCAATATATCAGTAAGTGACCAACAGTCTTTAGCTGACGAGTTATCCACTCGTTTGCAGAATTTAGGTGCAAGCACACCTAATGCCGACTTGGTATATCTCACAAGAATGATTGAAATTTTTAACGGCAACGCGAACCTTAGTGCCGTTTCAGCCGAAGGGACAACACAGATTAATGCTGTTGTCGCCCAAGGTAATACTGAAGTTAGTGAACTTCAGACTGAAGGTTCAACACAAATCGCCGCCGTTCAAGCGGCAAGCGCAACAGAGCAAGCGGCTCTTGGTGGACTACAGACGAGCATCACGTCGGCGTTAAACGCCTTTCAGATGTCACCGTCCAAGGTCTTTTTCCTTTCACAAAGCTAAACGAGGACAACAATGGCAAATGGATTACTAGGAAAGAAATTAGTCGGAAGCCGCGACACGGAAGTTGTATATACTGTACCTTCTGCAAAAGTGGCTACCTTTAACGTAAACGTCTTAAACGATGGTGGAGTAGCAGCCAACGTAAATGTGTATATCTCAGACAAGACATACCAGACAGGCGACTTCGTAAATTACGACGCAACACCTTCAAATGCGTCAGTGACTTACACAGCAACAGATACAGCAAATACGCTGGACTTAATCGGTACTGTGTCTAACAGTCTTGTTACAGACATGAAGACAACACC